GTTGGGCAGGACGTACTCCCCATCCGCGATCTTGGCCGGGATGGCCGAGCCACCCTCAGACAGCTTGTGGGGGATGGCGGTGCGCAATTGGTCGAGGGCGCTGGAACCGGCCTTACTCGACCCGTCGCCCAGCGCCGCAACGGCGTCAGCGTCGATCACATAGTCGCCGTCGTGCAGCATGGCTGGGATGTCGTCAGACTGGCCAGTGCCCTTTCCAGCGGCGTAGAAGCCCGTTTTGCCCGTGATGAACTCAGGGTTGTGCCCACGGGGTGCCTCGGGGTGGAAACGCGCTGGAAGGCCTCCATGGGCCAAAGCTCCCACACCGACGATAGAGCCGCCTTGGGCTGCTTTCTGAGTATCTTCCGCAGCCGCCGCATCTTCCATGGCAGCCACCTGCTCCTGATAGGTTTGCTCGTCCTTGGGGGCCGTGACGCCTTGGCGCTCCAGCGCAGCGGCCAGATCAGGGTCAAGCGATTGGTAAAGCTGCTTCAGGGCAGCCAAGTGCAATGGCGTGATCTTGCCGGTATTTTTCAGTAATGTAGGCACGGCAGTAAATCCTTGTGTTGCCGGTGATCCAAAAGATGACATTGTGGTTGGGGTGCCGGTGCTCGTGGTTTTTCCAGTCCCAGTACCAGTCCCAGTACCAGTTCCGGTACCTGTTCCAGTACCAGTACCTGTTCCTGTTCCTGTTCCTGTTCCTGTGGAAGTACCCGTTCCTGTGCCGGTACCAGTTCCGGTTCCTGTACCTGTACCTGTACCAGTTCCGGTACCCGTGCCAGTTCCTGTGGAAGTGCCCGTAGACGTTCCGGTACTGGTTCCAGTAGATGTTCCGGTCGATGTGCCGGTAGAGGTGCCTGTTGACGTTCCAGTGCTAGTACCCGTTGAGGTGCCTGTACTGGTGCCGGTAGAAGTTCCTGTGCTCGTCCCTGTGGAAGTACCTGTGGATGTTCCTGTGCTGGTTCCCGTAGAAGTCCCGGTAGAAGTTCCAGTTGAGGTTCCGGTGCTCGTGCCAGTGGATGTACCCGTAGACGTTCCTGTGGATGTCCCTGTTGATGTGCCCGTGCTGGTGCCTGTCGATGTACCAGTTGAAGTTCCAGTGCTAGTTCCTGTGCTGGTGCCCGTGGACGTGCCGGTACTCGTACCAGTGCTTGTGCCAGTAGAAGTGCCCGTGCTTGTGCCGGTGGAAGTTCCAGTTGACGTTCCGGTAGATGTTCCTGTTGAAGTTCCTGTAGATGTACCAGTCGATGTTCCTGTACTGGTGCTCGTGCTTGTAGATGTGTTAGTCGTCGCGCTTCTTTGAGCATCTAACAAAATTTGTGCGTCAATTTTTGCTTGCGCCAATCTAGCGGCTGCATCTGAAGCACTGGATGAAGATGATGAACTCGAAGACGAATCTGTACTTGATGACGCACTATCAGAGGAATCTCCTCCAGTGGCACTAGATGAAGACGAAGAGCTTCCTGATGGCAAGCCGCCGCCAATTGTGGAAACAGTTCCGCTTGATGGTAAACCACCAGACGTGTCACCAGAAGATGAGGTAGAAGATGTGCTAGAAGAACTGCCTGATGTTGATGTAGTGATTGGCTTAACAGTGGTCGTATTCAACGAATCAATCGCGCTGGTAGGCTTGACTGTTGCATCATTGTTCAATTGATTCAACGAAGTGTTTAGCGCAATCAAAGTGTCTTGCGCTTTGATTCTGTCTGCAACTGGAGTATCGGGATCATCTAATTTATCTTGCAGCCACACCACTGCATTGTCTGAATCTTTTTGCCCCCACCCAACTGGGAAGAAGGAGGACATGTCAAACATACCAGAGCCGGTTTGCATGTATGCGCCGCCGGGGCCAAACATGGACGTGTATTGAGCCGAGTCGTCGCCTTGTCCTAATCCAAGCACTCCACCAACATCTCCAGAAACATTGACACGATAAGATCGTTCGCTTGCAGGTTTATAGACACCATTATCATAACCGCCCAAGTAATTTCCCTGAGCGTCAAAAACATTTCCAAACTCATCGGGGGTATTGGAGTCTCCTGCACTGGCGGCATCAGACACGACGCCATTATTCAATGCAGCGGTCTGCGTACCACCAGACAATGTGCTGCCATTTAAATCTGTGCCAAGAACTTGATTGACAAGATCGGTGTTGCCTAAAGTGCTGGCATCTGCCAAGGAGTCTAAACCGCCACCACTATCTGCTGTCTTTGTTGTCGCAGGGCTGCTATTCACAGCATTTTGGAATGCTTGGCTGGCTTGGAACATTTTGTATGGGTTGTTCGATCCCAATGCAGACATCAAGTTGATTGCTGCACCTGCCACCTTCACATCTGGGTTCTTGATAAATGAACCAAGTTGCGACACCGCGCCGCCATAATTTTGTTGGTTGATGCTGTCTACGATGGATGCTGAACGCAAAATATCTGAGCCCGAGATATTCCCAGCCACAGGTGCGCTCAACAATGTTTTGGCTGTGTCTGTGCTCAAGCCTGCTTGAATCAGACCAGAAAGGTCGTTGTTCTTGATTGAGTTGGCAACCTTCAAGCCAGTGGCTACTTGATCCAAGCCAGATACGCCAGCAAGGCCAGTTAAACCACCCAAAACATCGCCTTGCGATAGCGAATATGCAGCATGGGCACCTTGAATCCATGGCGCCAATTCTGGAGCAATTGCCATGGCCGCCATCTCAACAAATGGCAATACCTGCGCTAAACCATTAGTGCGGTTTACGACGTTGGTGATATTGCCATTTAAGTCAAGGTAGACATATTGGCTTTTGCCATTGTCATACCGATAACCCACAGGCGCAGCGCCGGGAATTTGTATATTTTGAGTCCCTGTTTTGCCTTCTCGGGTGTATGTTGGCAAAACGGGCTCAAGCTGTGTGCCCAACCATTGATGGGAGTTAGTGACCCAATCTGGCTCAACATAATTTTGTCCTGTTGCTTGAGCTTGAGCAATTGTTTGAGATTGTTGTGCCGATGGCGTAATGACAGTTTGATTGCCATAAATGGGGTCGCCATTCCTATCGGTACCAACTTGTAATTGAGTCGCATATTGACCAGTTGGAGGAACCACCCACTCAGTGATGTCGCCCATTTTGTTGGTGCCGAGCTTTACCAGTCGAGCGCCGGGCGTGTCGGCAGTTGCTTGAGTTCCAACAATGTTGCCGTTTTGATCTTTAACGACTGGCCCAAGCACGGCTGAGGTGCCAGTTCCTGTGCTGGTTCCAGTCGTTGAACTGGTTCCAGTGGTGACAGGTAAGGCACCTGTAGACACGGTAAAGTTGTCAACAGGGGTTGTGTCTTGCAGCAGCGTCTTTCCGGTGTTTGCGCTCGTATTGGCCGAGGTGATCGAAGATAGACCTCCAGTGGCGTCAGTCGCAGTATTCGCCGCTGTGTTGCCACCGCCAGTAATAGCGTAATCAGGGGTTGTGGACGCAGTGGTCGCACCAGTGTTGGTCGTGACCGGCAAAGCGCCTGTATTTGCAGCGGCGAGACCACCACCAGTAATGGCGTAGTCAGGCGTGGTGGAGGCGGCAGGTTGCAAATAGCTGGACAAATCAACGCCAAATTTTGACTGGGCACCCTGAGCGATCTGGTCGTCAGTAAAACCTTGAGCACGAGATGCAGTGATCGCGCTTTGAATTTCTTCCGGTGAGAATTGTTGTGCCATCGTTATGCCGTGATATTCATTATTCCAACCATGTTCTGCGCCCATGATTGCCATGTGTCAAACATGCGCTGATCGGGGATAGCTGAGTTGACAAAGTATCCGATGCCATTCATGCCATCCACCCAATCGCGCCACTGCTCTTCTGGGACATTGCCCAACTCCTGCGGGCCAAATAACTCCTGCATCAGCTTGCAGTAAGTATCCCAAGTCATCTCCCGAGGGTCGTAGGTCGTCATGGCAAGCCCGTCGAACGCTCGTCGCCAAAGTCGCAACTGAGCAAAACCTTGCCCATGTAGTAGTTGCCATTGTAGGTATTTGACTCAAAGCGCAACCGCAGTTCGCGGCGCTGCTCACGCAGGTCGATCTTCAGGGTGTCCTTGGTGAAGACGTAGGGGGTAGACGTTTGATCCACGTCGTCTGCATAGCCCTTGCCGGTGACGTACATGTTCATGTCGCCATACTGCACGAAGTCAGGCTCCACGCGCTCAAGCCGCAGCCACTTGTTGTCGCCAGAGAGTTGGTTGTTGCCCGGCCCGCCAGTCACCCAGCCCAGATTGTTGGTCTCAAAGAACGACTGAATGGCGTTCACATTGGTCAGGTACACCTGATCCACGCCGGTCTCGTGCTGCCATAGGGTGTAGGTGCTCACGGTATTGAGGTCGTTGCCAGCCCAGATGGGCTTGAAAAACACCTCAGAGAACGTCCCAGCCGAGCGCCGGGCACCATCGGCCTCGCCAGCGTCGTACCACGTCTTTTCGCGCACGTTGTAGATGATGGCGTCCGTACACTCGGTGGCGTCCCCTTTGGGGTAGAACCACCAGATTTCGCCCCAGCGAGGCACCTTGGTACACCACACCTTCTGGCGCTGGGCATAGTTCAGGTTGTCAAAGAAGTAGTTCTGGTTCAGGTTGTTGGGGACTTCCTGCACAACGCCGTTGTACATCAGGAAGCGGTCAACGCCGCACCAGTAGAAGATGCCGTCGTACTCGATTACGCACTGCGACGACATGATGGAGGTCTGGCTGGTGATCAGGTCGTACTTCCAGTAGTAGTTCACCCCGCCCACGGTCGATGGGTTGTACGACACGCGCACAATCGAATCGAGCGACCAAAACAGGCCAGCAGGCGATGTCGTGCCGCCACGCAAGGGCAAACCCTTAACGATCTTGCCGGTAGAGACGTTGGTGGCGTTGGCGTCCGCAGCCACCCAGTTGTTAAAGTCTCCCGCGCTGGAGTTCTGGATCAAGCCGTTGTTGCCGTAAATGAACAAGTACGGGTGAAGCATCACCACCCCGCCTGAGACGGAGATGTTGTTATCAAAGGTGACCGCGATGCTCGTGCCCGTGGTCATGGTGGCCGAGGCCGTCACCGTGGTGGTCGCGCCGCCCACAAAGGCCACCAGATTAGTCACACCGCCCACGGTTTGCGAGTTGTTGATGGTGTAGGTACCTACCCCACCCGTGCCCGTCCCGTAGGCCGTAATGACCGTTCCTGCCGTCACCGTGACACCGACGCCCCCAGTGATGCTCTGGCCGATGGCCACAACGCCCGTGGTGACCGCCGTGACCGTGAAGGTGGTGCCCGAGATGTAGCCCAACATCGTCCCGAGGCTGACAACCGCCACAGAGCTAACTGTCGTGCCAGCCGTGATGCCGGTACCCGAGATCGTCTGGTTGGCGCCAATGAGGTAGTTGGCTCCGTTGATGATGATCGTGACGCCGTTGATGTAGCCGGTCGCATTGAATATGCCCACGGGAGAGACCGAGCTTCCCGTGAAGACGCCATACAGCGGGCGAGTGTTCACCGTGGAGTCGATGGCCGCAAGGTTTTGACCGGGGTGGGCAACGAGATTGTTGGTGGCGCCGCCTGTGGAGTCATAGCCCACGTCAAATTGCCACAGATTCTTGGTGCTCTGGGCAAAGTAGGTGTTTGCTGTCACGGTGGCTTTAAAGCCCGATCCTGTGCCTCCAATGGACGCCGAGGAGGCGCTCAGGATGTCGCCCACCGAGTAACCGGTACCGGCGGTGGTCAGGGTCACGGTAGACACTGCATTGCTGGCCACCACGATTGTGGCCACGGCGCCTGATCCGGTACCGCCCGTCATGGCTACGCCAGTGTAGGTTCCATTGGTGTACAGGGTGCCGCCGCTGGACAGAGTCAGGGTGGCGATGGGCGCAGTGGTGAATGTGTAGTTGATCGGGCCAAAACCCACACCATCATCGTTGTCCGTGTACCACTGCTGTAGGCCAAGGCTGTAGCCCGAGACCACATAGTTGATCCCGTTGATCGAAGTCATGGTCATCCCGCGAGAGATGCCAGAGGCGTTTAGGAAGATGCCCTTGTAGCCACCGATCTTGCGGGGAAGGTTGTTCTGAAAGCGCACCCACTGCCCATCCACATAGGTAGGGGCAGCAAGCTGCGTCCCATCACGCTGGATACCAGCCTTGACCTGTAGCTGAATGGTTTTCTTGGCCATTAGAACGTACCGCCAGAGATGCCGTTTGCAACATACAGTCCTGTGGATGAAAGCGTCATGCCAATGCCGCCATTGACGGCAAAGCCAATCTGATTGGATGCAGGAAGGTACAAGCCAGTTGTGGTGTTGCCTAAAAAGTTCAGGGATGGTGCCGTGACCGATCCAGCAGCCAAAGTCGCCGATGTGAACGAACTCGACGTATTGCTGGTCGTGCTGAACACATTGGTGCCATCGCAGACCACCAAAGCCGTTTGGCCTTGTCCGACAGTGACAGTAGACGCGCCTGATGCCACGGTCTTGAACGTCAGCGTGTAGGCTCCAGAGGTAGCGTTTTGCAGTGAGTACAGTTGCACCGTGGAGGGCAGCACCACGATCTGATTGGAGGTCAGGGTGCCCGTGTACTCTTGGATGATGTTGGCGCCTTGGGCCGAAGTCAGGGTCAGGGTGCCGCCTGTGACGTTCTGCACCAGTTGAGTGAACGCAAACGAGTTTGACCGGCCATAGGCATAGGTGTTGTACCCCGTCGAGCCGTTGGAGACGATAACCAAGGATTCCGTCAACTGAAGCTGCTGGGTGGCATTGCCGTCAATCGTGTCTGTGCCGCTGGGCGTCAGGGTCAGGATGCCGGTACCGTTGTTGCGGATGATCGTGAAGAAGTTGTTCCCAATGGTTGCAGCAGAGGGCAGGCCAATGGCGCCCACGCCGCCAGCCCACACCACAAACTGAGCGCGATTGGCCGCAGTCAGCGTGGTGTTGGAGTAGACGTTGCTGACGTTGTAGGCTTGATTAAGGGTCGTGCCGGTGGCCAGCAAGCCGTAGCCTGCCAGCGCCGCTGCATTGGCAGCCGAGGTTCCTGCGCCAAAGGTGACCGATGTCCACGTTCCGTTGGTGGTGGAGTTGTCGGTCAGCCAGATGTACTGCGCAACACCAGAAGCAACAGCAACAATGGTATTACCAGAATTATCAGTGACCGTGAATGTGTTAGTGCCAGTGTTGCGAACAAGTACAGACTGGCCAGTAGAGACTTGAGCAGCAGGAGGAAGCTCAAGAAGCAGGCCAGTAGTAGTAGCCGTACAGTCAATAATGCTGCTTGCGGGAGTACCAGTATTGCCATTGATAGGCCACTGAAGAACCGTGTTGGCGCTGATTGAGATTGATTCATAGCTGACGGTGGACGGGTAAATCGTCTGCCCCGTAAATGGACTGGTATAAGTGGTCATGATTAATTATCCACAGCAACGGCTGAACGGTCTGCGACACGCAGGGTATCCTCGGTCTTGAGTGCGGCCAAGGCCTCATCAAACATCCCTTTCCAGACCGCCAAGCGGGCATCGTCTTTCAGGAAGGGGGCTGTCTGCTTCAGGGTGCCAAAGAGCATGGCATTGGGGGCATTCTGGGTCAGCCAGTTGGTCTGGTTGTCCGAGGCAAGGGGTTGGAGGCGGGTGTACACCAAGGCCTCAAAGGCGTAGTTCTGATCCGGGGTCGGGGCCACGAACCAGTGGTCATAGTCGTAGTCGGCGTAATACAGGGGCGTGCCGGTCGCGGTAGCATCGGCTGCGTAGTTGTTCAGGTATTCCAGCTTGCGAACAAACATGGGCTGTTTGGCACCCGAGACGGCCAGCGTCATGGAGACCGTCTTGCGCCAGCGGGCAGGCTTGGCAATCACAGCGCTACCTGCATTCATCGTGGCGTCAACTACCTGCAACTGGCCCAAAGTCTTGATTTCTTGGGCGATCTCGAATTCAGCCATGGTGATGGCCGTAGGGATGAAATTGACGACGGCGGCATCTGTACGCTCAAGGTACTGCTGTACCAAGTTCACGAGATTGTCGTAGGTCAGAACGTAGGATGGCGTGGTCATCGGATACCCTATGAAAGAAAGAGAGCACGTTCGTCAATGCGGCGATTTTGCAGCCCTTTGAGGATTTTACCCCCAGCCATGCAATACTTCAAGAACTCATCCGCAGCGCCCGCTTTATCCCCGCGAAGCAACTTCTGGCGAAGCGTCGAACGCTGGAGGGTTCCAAGACCCACATTAAAAGCGAAACTGACAAGCCCATCAAACATGCCCTGTGTAAGAGGAACAGGACAGAATTGTTCGACCCCGCGATTAAATCGCGCCAAATCTCCTGCAAGTATTCCATCGACCTCCTCCATGGGGAAAACCCTATTATCCTCTGGGCGCAGCGCAAAACCGTCCCGTTCCTCCAGCTTCAACCGGCCTTGCTCGGGGTAGAGCACATGGCCCACCCCCACCGTCCAGAGCTTGGCAGGGCACCGATAGGGCCGCTGGCGCACGCCCTCGTGGTGCTTGATGACCTCAATGGCTTTGGGGGAGACGTTCATTTTTTCCTCTGCACGCAAACAACCCGATAGCCCAGATCGCGCCACCCAGTCGCCGCCCGCTGGCAGGCCGACTCGTAGTCAAACTTCTGGATAGCCATGGGTTGCATATTGGTTCCGACAAACACAATCAGTACCCAGATCATTTTCCAAAGGCCCGGCCCCCGAAATGAAATGCAATTATCGACGAGAACAGCGCAGCGGTATTGGAATCCCACAGGTTGTCGGCCAAGACCGGGAACTGCACGCCGTTGTTGTAGCCATAGACGAACAGGCCAATCTTCACGAAGCACAGCAGGACGAAGAAGCCCAAGGTGATGAAGGAGCGCACACCGGCTCGCAGATTCTTCATCCATGTGCTGGTGCCCTCGTTCAGGGACTCATCGTGCTCGTAGATGGCCTGCATCTCGGCCACTTGAGCGTTGACAAGGGTCTCGTTGGCCTTGGCGGTGGTCTGAAGCTCCAAGTCGGCGCTGTGAATTTGCTCAATGCGCTCCTGAGCCTCAAACCCAGCCTTGCGCATCTCCAGTTCCCGCTCGATCTGCATTCGGGCCAATTCAAGCTCGTGGCGCTTGTCCTGCCGGTCTTGGAAAAAGTCCAGCAGCTTGGGTAGGCCGCCCATCAGGAACGAGATCAGGGTCGAGAGGATAGTAAGCATCAGTGTTTCTCCAACAACATAGTGAGCCACCAGAGGATGAGCCCAAGTACCAAAATAACGATGGCCCCACCAAGGAGCCAGTTAATCAACTCGTCCATTTCCTTCTTGCGGGCGGCGGCGTGCTGCTCGGCAAGTAGTTCTTCTTTCTTGCGCTTTTGGATTAGGTCGTTGCGGGTGATGAGCAACTGCTGCCAAACATCCGCATGACCATTGAGCACCAGCCACTGGTTCAACTCCTTCTCGGCATCGTCCAGCCGCTTGGCCTGCATGACTATCTCAAAGGCCTGCGCCGTGTCCGATCCCGCAAATCCTGTCTTGGGCTTGGACGCCGCCCGCTGGACGACATCCTTGGCCTCGAAGAACTTCATCGCCTCGCCAGTGATGGCGTGGATGTCCTTACCCAGCTTGATGGCTGCCTGTACCCCCTTGACAGCCGCTTGGGCCGTGGCGAAGGCCGTTACGGGGTCTAACAAGGCCTATCCCCTATGCATCCAGTGCGTTAGGTAGCCAACGATGGTGGAAATCGCTGATACAACAGCCATGCCAACCCACAGGCCACCACGGCCTTGATTGGCAAGGGCCAGTAGCTCCTCCATGCCTGTCTCCAGCTTGTCCACCTTCTTGTCAAGGTCTTGGACTTTTTGCCAGAGCACGCCATATTTAACTGGATCGATCTCTCCGCTCATAATTTGCCCTCAATCGGATTGAGGTACCTCTTGCGGCATTACGTCTTTTGGGGGTTTGGCGGACTCTTGGATACCTTGGATTAAGGCATACACCTCTTGGTAGGGGCGTGTGCCAAGATACCCAAGAATTTGGTTAACCACTTCGATTGGTAATTGCAAAGTCATAACGTGCCTTTAAGCCAGTATTTTTGCCATAGACGCCTGCGTGATATCTCCAGCGTCAACAAGCATTTGCAACACCTCAGTGGTGTGCTCTATTTGGGGGCTGTACCCAAATTCAATTTTTGCGGTCTTAATAAAATCGCTTGAATCTGCGTCCCATTTCACACGCTCGGCCAATGACAGATTCTTGCGAATGTCACTTGCAAACCATGTTCGAGCAGGAGGCTCAGGATCGGGAGGGGGGGGAGCTTTAATTAATTGTCCATCGACCCAGCGATCCCCGTTTGCTGCATCGTCAGACACTAGAGTGCTGTACAAGACAGCGACATCTGGGTGGTAGATGTCAGCAGGCGTGTCGTGCGCAATGTCATGAATGTAGCCGTTTTCAACCCATGCGTATTTCATCTCAATACCCCTCAGTCCAATAAAGAATCACGCAGCCGTTGCCGCCAGTAGCAACCGAGCTTCCGCTTCCACCGCCGCCGCCGCCCAACCCTCCTTGTCCGCCAATCGATGAACCGCCCCCGCCGCCGCCGCCACCAAAACCTCCAGCGCCGCCGGAATAACCACCACCCCCGCCGCCGCCAATCCCGCCAGCGCCGCCGACTTGGC